TTTCAGATAATCACAGTTCCTAGTACAACAACTTTTACAATCACATCAACCGCGGCTGCTACAGCCTCAATATCAACAGGTGGATCTATGACTTGTAAGTTCTATGAACCTGTTGGTCCAAGAGAACAAACTTATGGTTATGGTTGGGGTGTGGGTAACTGGGGTGGTACAATTGATCCGGCTACAGCGACAACTGTAAATGAAGCGTTGGATGCATCGGAGACAACCATCACTTTAACAAGTGCTACAGCTTTTCCTACTTCAGGCACAATCTTAGTGGACTCAGAACTTATTACCTATACAGGTAAATCCACAAACGATTTAACAGGTTGTACAAGAGGAGCTCTTGGAACCACTGCAGCGACACATAGTGATGGAGCTACGGCTACCAACGCGACAGATTTTGGTGGATGGGGTGTGGCCGTGAAAGCTGATCAAGTAGAACTAGAGCCTGGTCTTTGGTCCCTTGATAACTTCGGTCAAGTTTTAGTTGCAACGATTGCAAACGGCAAAACCTTTACATGGAACGGTGGAGCGACAACACCTACAGCAAATAGAGCGTCGACTAGCACTTCTAGTTTTTCTACTTCTAATAATCCAACAGCCTCTAGAGCAACTTTAATATCACCTACTACAAGACACTTGATTCACTTTGGAACGGAAACAACAATAGGTACAGCTAGCACACAAGATGACATGTTTATTAGATTTGCTGATCAAGAAGATATTAATACTTTTATACCCTCTGCAATAAATGCAGCAGGCACACAAAGACTTCAAGACGGAACTAAGATAGTCGGAGCAATCAAAGCAAAAGAAACAATTCTAATATGGACCGATACCGCTTTATATACCATGAAGTTTATTGGAGCTCCTTTTACATTTGGCTTTGAACAAGTAGGTACAAACTGTGGTTTGATTGGTAAGAACGCAGCTGTTGAGATAGATGGTGTTGCGTATTGGATGAGTAATAATGGTTTCTTTTTATTCGATGGTACAGTTAAATCACTACCTTGCTCTGTAGAAGATTTTGTATACGACGATATTGATTTAACAAAAGGACAACAAATAACAGCAGGTGTCAATAATTTATTTACAGAGATTATTTGGTGGTATCCTACATCCGGTCAAAGTTTTAATAACAGATTAGTTGCTTATAATTATTTAGAGTCACCAGGATCACAGGTTCCTGGTGGTATTTGGTACACTAGCACAGAGGGTAGAACTTCATGGATGGACGCTAAGATATACCCAAAACCTTATGCAACTTCGTATGGGTCTACTGAAACAGGTACTTTTCCTACTATACAAGGAGTCACAGGTCTCGGAGCCACAACTTATTTTGAACATGAAGTGGGTAATAATCAAATCAATACAGACGGATCGAGCACCGCGATTAGTTCTTTTGTGAAGTCTTATGACTTTGACTTAGAAGGACAAGGCAGTGAAGGTGATAGATTTTTATCTGTTCGTCGTTTTGTGCCAGACTTCAAAGCATTACAAGGCACTGCTAAAGTAACGTTGGCCGTGAAACGTTTTCCAGCTCAAGAAGATACTTCTACATCCTTGAGTCCTTTTTCTATTACATCTGCAACAACTAAAAAAGATACAAGAGCTCGTGGTAGATATGTTAATATAAAAATAGAAAACGATGACATTGATCAAAGCTGGAGGTTTGGAACCTTTAGTTTAGATATTCAACAAGACGGAGGTAGATAATGGCAAAGATAAATGTAAAAATACCAGAACCAAAAGATAATTACGATACATCTAATCAAAAACAGATAAACAGATCTATTACTACAATTATCGAACAATTGAACTCTACTTTTTTAGATGAAATAAAACAGGAGCAAGAGAGATTCTCTTGGTTTTTAAGTGGCTAATATATATAAAAATGCAAAAGTAGATTTAACAACTACTAACAATACAACAGTTTATACGGCTCCTAGTAACTCAAGAGCTATTATAAAATCTATTCTAGTTTCAGAGGATAGTAACAATGCAGATACAATAACTTTAACAGTGACAGACGCCGCTGACGCTGTGTTTAGTTTATTTAAAGACAAAGCTATATCTGCAAAGGCAACAAACGAATTATTAACACAGCCTTTGGTTCTTCTTGAAAGTGAAGTATTAAAGGCACAAGCTGCAACTGCAAACAGACTACATGTGGTTGTTTCAATATTAGAGATAAGTAGAGACTAAGGAGGTAAAATGGTATCTTTTGTAGAAAAAGGCAAAACTGACGCGATAGTCAATGGCACGGTTATAAAAGACGTTGAGATTGAGACGGAAGTAACAATCAAGAATCTTAAAACTAACGTTGAATATGCGTCTGATAAGGCCGCGGAAGACGATGTTAATGACGCTAACACAGACACAAAACAAGAAGACATATCTAGAAGCGTTAATATAAAAGTCGCTAAACTGCCAGATGTTTCATCTCAATCATAGGATGAACAGTTGATTTTTGAGGCAAAAAAAAGTAGTGTATTTATGATAGATACTGGTAAATTATACGATATTACCGTAGCTTTCGGACTTTATAAGTCGTTTCCTCGCTATAAAGATCACACGTTCGAGGACGTGCTAGAACACATCGCCCCGTCCGTAGATCTGAATCAGTACAAGATTCATTACAAAGATGGATTACCTTTTGCTTTTACGAATTGGGCATTTTTAAACAAGGATGCAGAGAAAAGATTTATGACAACAGCAGAACTAAACCCTGAAGATTATAATAGTGGGAACATCCCCTGGCATATTGATACTATTTGTTTAGGTAGTGTTAAAGATATTATGAAAGAGACTAAAGAATACTTTACTAATTTATTGGGTTGTAATAAACCTGTAAAATGGCTTCGTGTAAATGATGACGGAGTCATTACAAGAGTTGTAACAAGATATACAAAGGAGCATTATGGGGTCAATTAGTAAAGCAGTAAAAAGAATTATACCAAAAGAAATACAACCTATTTTACCTATAGCTGCTTCTATGTTCGGTGGGCCTCTTGTTGGTTCTGCTTTAGGTGGTATAGGTTCTTTAGCTGCTAGACCTGTATTAACACAAGCTTTGGCATCAGGACTAACATCTGCAGGTGTTGATTTTTTAACAAGTGGTAAAGTTGATCCTAAAACTTTAGTTACCTCAACTCTTTTGGGAGCGGGTGGACAATACTTCAAAGACGTTGGTGCGGGAAACAAAGGAATTATGGGTTTAGATTTATCAGACAAGGCTAGAGAAGAATTTGCTAATATTGGTAATTTAATTGCTCCAACAGGAATTGATGAAAGTGGAAAATTTGACATATCTGGAGACATCGTAAAAAGTGGAGCAACAGCTGCAACAGCAGGTGGTTCTATCGCCGCGTACAACGCAGCAGAACAAGCGCAAAGAGATTATGATGAAATGATGGCAGGTAAAGAAGCAGACGCTACCGCTGATAGACAAGCAAGAATAGATTTTATTACACAGAACATGCAACTAGCAGGTTTTAGTCAAGAGGAGATTGATAACGCTCTTAGAAACGCAGGTTTTCAAAATGGAGGCCGTGTTGGGTTTCAAAATGGAGGAGATGTAGGTACTTTAGGAGACTCCATGCAAGAAATGAAAATTCTTTTAATGAAAAATGAAATATTATCCGCTGGTGGCGGTGGCTTTGGTGGTAAAGATTTAGATAATAAGACAGATGATGAAATTATAGAAATACATGAAGGTTTATTTGGTCAAGGTAAAGCTAAAGGTGGTTTAATGGCAACTCGTGTCGGTTTTGAAGAGGGCGGTGGCACAACAAACACAATGATGGTACGTGATGACAGAATAGGAACTTTGTTTAATTTACTAGAAGCTGAAAGAATGGCCGGCGATGACGCTGATTTAGACAAGATTAGAGAATATGAAGCAGAATTATTTGACCTAATGGGTAGTAGAAAAACTGCAGCTGAAGGTGGTATCATGAATTTAAAAATGGGTGGTATGCCTGCTGAAATGGATTTACGAGGCGGTGGTTTTGTGCCTATTGGTGTAAAAGAAAAAGCCGATGATGTCCCTGCAAGATTATCTAAAAATGAGTTTGTAATGACCGCTGATGCAGTAAGAGCCGCAGGCGGGGGAAGTGTTAACAAAGGGGCAAAAAAAATGTATGATTTA